TCTTTATCAAAAGCGGAATCCGGTTTATCGTCTTTTTCGCTAGCTCTGTTATCTGCTTTCTCTTCAGCGTCGTTCTTCTCTACTTCTTTTTCTTTGTCTTTAACGTTGTCTTCTTCGTCAGCTTCTAAAAGAATTGCTTTTAATATGTCTAAGTCTTTATTCATTATGATAACAATGCGTGATATTCTTTAAAGTGCTTGATTCTATCAGGTAATCCGATAGTTCCACCGTTTACTCTTTTTGTGATTGAAGTAACTACTGCATCAGTAGCACCGCCATCAGCCATTATGTGTAATTTATTCTTGCTAAAAAACCAAGCTGCAGATAATAAAGCATATTTGTCAGCAACCAATGTTGGATTAGTTGCAATGTCTTCGTTGATTGATTTTCCAAATGCTGTGTAGTTGTCTTTACCGGTTAATTGGATGTAACCGCGACCACAATATTTAGCGCCATCTCCAGTTGACTCTGCGCCGTTACCCATTCTATTTCCATAAACCTTATTAGCAATCTTCTCAGGTTTTCTTTCATAAGCTTTAGCTGATTCTAATGTTGGAAAGTACTTCTTAAAAATGCCATTCAAACCTTTGGCTGAATAGTTTAGGTTTTCTTTTGTTAATCTAAATCCGCCTGATTCGTGGCCACATTGAGCTAAAAAATGAGCCAATCTTAATGGAGTATTGATTTGGAATTTCTCCATTACTCCAGGAATCTGTTCGATTACTTTATCTGGTATGTGTCCTTTTAATTTATCTAGATTCATGCTTATAATTATTTACTAGCTTGTTTTTTCTTTTTTTCCAAATTTAAACTTGGATGTTGCATTGCCATTTGAGCTCCTCTAAAAGGTCCTTTAGCTTGAGCATTTTGAGTGTAACCAAACTTATCAACGCCTTTCTTTTCCATTAAATCTTCTAAAGCAAGACCGTCATTATGCTCTGGTTGAGAATATTCGTGATAGTTTTTGCTCGCTTGGTAAATATAGTTCTCAGCGTTTGTAATATGATCTTGAATCCAAGCTGGAACGTCTTTTTCTTCTTGACCCATTTTATTCATCAATTCGCTTGCTGCGCTTACGATTGCTTTTAAACTGTTTTGAGCCATTGAAACTTCATGATCCATTCCTTCAGAATATCCGTCTTCATCGTTTTTAACTGGTCCATTTATAAGAGACGAAGGCAAAGAAGTAGCGTCGCCATCTTCTTCCATATATCCACACTCTGCGCACATTTTATCTTCGTACATCATTGGAGCTCCGCACTCTTTACATATATTATTTCTAGAATCCATTGCTACCATTTCTGATCTTGACAATGATGGCATAGTTTCCATTGGTCTTTCTTCGTTACCAAATCTAATGCCTTCTTTCTTAGGAGCTTGCGTTTTAAATTTAGTTTTCATACTTTTCTCTATAGCTGCGCCTCTTTTCTTTTCGTAAGAAGAGATTTCTTTATCTTTGTCTAAATCAGCCAAGTTTGGCTTTTTTAATCCTGATTTTTTGTAAGAGATTTCAGCTACTGCTTCTTTAAGAATGTCTTTAAGTTTCATTATTTGGTATTTTATCAATTTATTTTAACAGTTGCTGTGCATTCGTATCTACCGTCTGCTAACTTGTACATTTTTGTATCTGCTGTTGAAGTGCTTATTGAGCCTTCTGGTTTTCCTAATTTAGTTTCTAATGCTGCTCGAGCTTTAGTTGTTGCAACACTTCTTGCCGTATTTTCGTTTGGATGTGCATACGTAGCAGTAGCTGTTTTAGCAGTGTCTTGTTGTTGAGATTGAGAAACTGGAGCTTGATTTTGTGCTTTAGCAATATTTGGAGAACCGGCTAATCCTGCGGCTAATGCTGCCGTTCCTACAATTTTCTTTAAATCAAGTTCTTCTAGACTACTTTTTTTCTTTTTAGATTTGCTTGCTTTTTTCCATAAACCTTTGTCTGCTTTTCTAGCTCCGCCTTTTCCAGTTACAAAAGAATTAACTCTTGCCATTGCCCACTGATGTTGTCCAACTCCAGGTCTGTGCCCAGTTTTCCAAGCAGCTAAGCCTTTATCGTATACACCTCTTAAAACAGATTTTGATATGCCGGTTGCTTTTGCTTTGTTAGCTAATGCTTTGTCTGCGTCTCCTTCGTTAATGCTTTCGTTCTTTCCGAATCTTTTTTCGTAAGCAGAAGTAGCTGCGGATTTTTTTGTTTTGTATGGTTTCTTTTTGTCTTTGTCTGCGTAATCTGCATCCCATTTAGTGTACGCTGAAGGATCGTCGTTGCTTAATTTTGCAACTCTATCGATCTCTTTTTTCATTGCAGACTTATTCTTAGTAAGATAAGCTTTGTTTACTTTTCTTCCAGCTTTAGTTCTTTCAGCTTCTTCTATTTCAACTCCCAATTCATCTCTAAATTCGCTGAATTCATTGTAATCTAAACCTCTTAATTCATTTTCTACTTCGTCTTTGGACTTAGTCTTTTGACCAGGAAATAAAGCTTTAGAAACTCTATCTGGACTCTGATCGTATAAATCTAAAATAGGTTTGATTGTCATCGAACCCATTTCTAATAGTATGTCTTTTAATTTTATCATATTACCATGCTTTACAAGACCAATAGTTTGCTTTCCATTTTGGTCCAGGGTTACTACAGCCGTGTCTTGCTCTGTAAGATTTTCTATGTTTAGGAAGATGCTTTTTAATTGCGACTCCTTTTTGACCGAAATTTACTTTAACTACGTTTCCTTTATCGTTCTTAACGTATACTGATCTTTTTTTAGGTCCATCAGGAGTTAAAAATGGTTTATTTAAAGTAACTTTTCTACCTTGATATTCAGCTTCTTCTAATTCCTCTTGCTCTTCCAAAGGAACGCAGTTAGGAACCATTCTATCGCCTTTTTTCTTAGTACCCCTAGCGATATATCCTTTCCAACAAGATTTCTCTTGAAGTACTTCGTTTAATAAGTGTCCTAATTTTATCACTATCTTAAGTTTTCTAATTTATACTTAGTGGTTTCGATCAAATCTACAATCTCGTCAACTTGATTTTGTACGTAAGAGTCTTGAGGTATTCTCTTTCTTACAGTTTCTACATATTTTGCTAAAGCTTGAAAGTAGATTAAAGGTTTGTTGTCTTCTCTAACTGTAAACTGCAAATTGTATCCACTTATAATGCCATAACGGCCTTGAATAGCTTCAACCAATCCGTCTACTTTTTTAATAATCTTATCGTAGTATTCGTTTAAGGCTTCGTGCATTGCATTAGAGCCTTCACCAACTGCTTGCCAATGATATACTTGAGATTGTTGACGACTATTTAATAAATTCGATATGAATTTTGCTACTTCTTCCATTATTTTTTATCTTTTTTTGCGTCAATTTCTTTTGCTTTCTTTGATCTTTCTACTTTTTCAAGCTTACTCATCAAATCGTCTATCTTTGTAGCTAACATAGCGATCTTGTCTTTGTGTTGTGATGCATTCTTAGGATCAGCTTTTGCCATGTCAACGTGTTCCTTTCTTTTCTTCTCTAAAGCATCGATAGCAGAAGAGATCTTGCCTGTTACAGCGCCTTTCTTCTCTTCTAAAGCTTCCATCTTAGCACAATACTCTTCGTAAAGTGTTTCAGCGATAGCCATTGCCTGATCTTTATCTGGAAATACTGCGTGAACGTGATCTGGAACTACTTCTGAACCATCAAGACCCACTAAAGGATCGATAGGTTGTACTAATGAAGTTAATTGACAGCCAGAATAAGGCTTTCTAACCATATATAAAGTGTCTATTGCTCCGTCTACGTTTTCTTTTTTAACTTTGGTAGGAAGTCCTTTGTGTTTTGTTGATGCGAAGTCAGTTGCCGCTTTTGGTTTCATGTCTTTTGCTACGTTTTGTGCTTTTTTGGATACATCTGATGGTTTAACCGTTCCTTTTTGTAATCCATGAACGATTCCCATGAATTTTTGTTGTTTTTTAGATACCGCTGGCATTATAGAAAATTTTATTAATAAATATCGGTGTTTTTCATCTCTTGTAATCTAGTTTTGATCTCTTCGTACATCTTTGTCTTGTCTCCACCGCCCCAACTTTCTATTTCCCCAGATTCCGAGACAAATGTATCTTTTTCTGCGTACCACGAATCAACTGCCTTCTCAAAGTCAACTAGGTTCGCTAATGCATTCGCTTTAACGATGCCCTTTTCATATTGGTCCCATTTACCTTCCAATTTGATCTTGGCTTCCATGTTAACAACACATTCCAAACACATTTTGTGAATGGAGTACATCTTTTTATTGGTTTCGGTGATTTTCATGTGCTTACCACAGTTGGGACACGATATTGGCATCACCACCAATTTTTTTATACCATCTAATTTAGTAAGATTCTGTTTAATGCCGTTCTTTATAGTCCATGTGCGTCCCTCTTCTTCCCAAACGTCTCCTTCTTTATGATCTATATGTTTCTTTTCCCAGCCTGCAAGAGTCTGCGTAGCAGCTCCTGTGTTGCCAGTAATAATGTTCCTCATTCTTTGAACATCCTTCTTGCCAAACTCTTTCTTCAAAACCGATTTTTCCATCTTATTTTCTTTTTATTTCTTTTAGTATGTTTCCTAGTTTTAGGCTTTCTGATTCGTATATCTCCTCTCGCTCTTTTCCGAAGTCTCTCATCAAGATTCCAGCTTTTGCGTTCGCTTCGTTTTCTATATCAGATCCAGTTTTACCACTATTAGGATCTAATTTGCCTAATTCGTTTTGTTTGTGGTGTACTAACTCGTGTGCCAATGTTCTAAGTACGTCTGCCATGTTTCTGTTTCTCATGTATACAGTCACATCTCTTTCTCCGTTTCTATATCTACCGAAACTGTGCAAATTTGTAGCCCATCTTCTGTCAAAAACAAACTTTACCTTCGGTAGGTTCTTTATATCTAAAGCATTTTCGCAGTATTCTACGAAATCTTTTAGTAATGCTATTTTTTCTTTAGGTGTCATTATCTTTGAACTGCTCTATTTGCTGCAGAAAAGCCTGCACGATTAACTAATTTAACATCTCCTTTAGGATCAGCAACAACGTAGCCTTCGCCACCTGCAATATCTCCTACAGAAGCTTTAACTCCTAAATCTTGAGAGTCTAACTGAGTTATTAGGTCGTCTTTGACTGCTATGATGCCTTTTGCTATAGAGAATACTGCATCCAAAGCTTTTGCGTTAGCATTGCAGTACTGTATAATATTGTTTCTCTTCGCGTCTGTTAAAGAGGATTCTTTTTCAATAAATTTAATGAATTCTTTAGAGCTCAAAGACTTTAAGTCGCTTACTTTTGAGTTAGTAAACTTATATAATAAGTCAGGAAAATTAGAAAGCTTCATAGAACTTAGCTTAGACTTATCCAATAACGCATCTATGTCTTTTGCGTAAGTAGAAATATCACCCTTTGTTTTTG